CACCATACATTTGAGGAGTTCCATCCTCCACTCTATGCCTCAAATGGTGGTAAGCAATATTGCAAAAGGTATTAAAATCAAATGTGGGACCTTCTCCAGAACATCTCATAATTTTAAGAACGCCTCTAAATGTCTTAGAATTCAGCTTGAGGGCGCTGTAAAATTCTATCGCGTCTTTTGGAATGTTGAAGTGCCTCGCCAGTGTGGTCTCAAAATTGAGCATGCAGCCATCTTGGGACTTGTCATACTCTGAATAATCATTGGCGTAACCAGGCCTTGTAAAATCCCAATTGACCTGCACCCATTTCCAACATTCAAGGTCGGTTCTTTCACGGTGCATGTAGACATTTGAGGGGCAATACTGGTCAACCACTCTCCTTATGTACCTTGCAATAAGACCAGTCCTCATTACTGTTTCCTGCTTAAAAGCAGTGATCGGCTGACCAGTCTTCGCAACTGGCAATGCGAATTTCTCATTTTTCTTGACCCATTGACTTTTAAGAAACAGTTTAATACTATTCCAGTCCATATCTGGGTCTTGCCGATCAGATTGAGCAATAAGGTCCTTGACAGGTTTGCGTAGGTAAGTAGCTTCCACTTCCTGTTTGCACTTTAGCCACAGTTCCTCGTCAAAGGGAATGGGGTGGTCTGGAAGGTTTACCGCTCTTCTAAACGCCTCAAATAAAAAGAAACCCATCTGCTCGGTAGCCCTGAACTCCCTTTCATTGTCAACGCGATTTGAAACCCTTAGTCTTGATTCATAAGTGGCGTTCACAAGAGTATCATCTTTTGCCTGATGATGCATTACGAGGTTGGTAATCCCGACGTCTGACTGGTAAACATTACTTAGGCCAGTCTCGCCATCATACAATTCTCTATTTTCCCTCGCGTCCACTGAATCTTTGGCTTCCTCGTGAAGGATGTTCGCGTTTGCCACTGGTAAGTGAGTTCTTGGCACAGGCTCTGGACAGGATGGCTCAGGAGGGGTGTGAGAAGGGAAATTGGGTTCCTGAACCATACTTAGTAAAGTTCTAAGGTAAGGGGTACAACTAATTTTCTCCCATGCGTCATCAGTTGCGGCAAACCCCTCCACAAAGAAAAGATCCTCTCTAGCTCTAGTAAGCACTGTGAACATTGCTCTATCGCTACATTTAGGTGTGTCGTAGTCCAGTAATATGGACACGTTATTGAAGGTCAGACCTTGAGAGCCAGCATAAGAAAAAGCATTATGCCCATTTTCCTTAAGGACGTCTACAGCCCGCAATGAAGGAGCAAAAACAGCATCACCTTTGAGGATTCTCGGGTGCCTGTATACCTTTCCGAAGCTACTCTTCCCAGGGTACACATTTAATGCAATTGCAACATTCCTAGGGCACCTATGTGTCACATTTAGGTAGTAATCTGCACAATTCATGAACTCGTCCACCTCGGAGTGGAGTGCAGATATCGCGGCACCATTATTCTGCTCATGGTACATGCTCTGTCTAGAATCACCAGTGACCACAAATAGCTCTACGTGTGGGCATTTCACGAACAAGGCGTCAATGTACCCTGGCGGTATCTTGCCAAAGTCATCAATAACTGCAATTGTACTTACGCCCTTTATCAATGCAGTCTCATATGTCAGAACTGCGTCAGCGTTAGCACTCTCGCCCAGATCTTCTGCCCATTCTTGCCTTAAATTCACTGTGGGTGTCACGACGGTGAATTCTATACATTTTGGATCCTTCAGTTTCATGAATTCCTTTAAGGAACGGCTTTTCCCTGAGCCAGGGCCACCCAACAAGAAAATAACATTCATGTGATCATCAATCTCCTTAGAAGCTTGTTTCAAACTCTGAACATGTATCTTGCTACGCAAGTAATCGGTTCCAGTAGCTTCATGAGCGACATCAGAGAAGTAACAGTGCGCTCTAGAAGAGTTTACTTTCCTTCTGTGAACTCTTCGACCAATGTTGTGCATCTCAGCGATAAGGTCAGACAACACCTCATTGAAGGTGAACCTCGTATCAGCAATGGGTGCACCTTCAGATTGCACAAGCCAAATTGGTTCTATTACTTCCCCATCAGATCCTTTGATCACTTCTATACCCTTCACCCCTTGCCTAGATAATATCATTTCAAGCTCATTGCAGTAACCACTGCCAATGGGGGTCGAGGGAGCTTGAGTTATTTCCATTGATTCTTTTTCTGGATTAACATTGGTTTTCGTGGGTACCTTGGTGGATCTAACGGTCTCGGGTCCTTTCTCGGAGTGGGTGTTTTTAAACTCGACGAGCTTGCCTAACTGTTTTGCGCTATCTTCCTTTAAATCAGCAGATTTATCAAGCGCAGTCGTTACCTCATCGAGATTGAATCCGAATACGGGGTTGATGTCTTCCACTTCAGGCAACCCAGCAGCTTGCCTTATTTTTGCGACGTCTTCAAAATTTAGGTCAAAGACGGGGTTTTTACCAGCAACCCTAGAACCTGAAGACCTAAAATTCCTAACAAA